TAATTCCAGATGCAATTCCAGAAGAAATCTGATTTCCCAGTGTTTCAAATCCGCTTCCGGTCTGTACACCATCTGCACTCATAGCCGATGTGATTGCCTGACGGATTTCATCTTTTTTACCGGAAATTCCATTTGCAATTGCATCGCCAATATTCCGGCCAAGGCTCTCAAACGCTCCGCTGTCTGCCGATGCATCCGATCCGCTCATCGCAGAAGATACTGCATTGCTGATATTATCCTGTTCTGACTGGATTCCTGACGCAATCGCTTCCCCCGCCTGCTGACCGGTCTGTGCAAAATTTTCTGCCACTGCTCCGGCACTGTTGCTGTCAGACATTGCATTGTACAGTTCCGGTGCCTTCTTAGAGATCAACTGAATCAACGAATTATAAGCTGTAACTGCATCATTTCCGCCTGATTCTATTCCTTTGGTGATCTCTTCCGGAATTTTAATGCCCGACTGTGATGCAACTTCAATCAGGCCCTCCATCTGTCCCTGAATGTTTGTGGACAGTTTAGCAATCATTTCATCCGGGCTGATGTCTCCGGACGCGATTCCTTCTGCTAATCCGTCTGGAATTTTGATTCCACATTCTCTTGCAATACGAATAACTTCTTCAACCTGATTTTGCAGATCCTCACTGTAATTTGCGCTCCATGAAGAAATTCCGGTGTTATTCGCAGTCTCAATCGCACTCCAGACGCTGCCCCATTCTTCTGCAGTGGATCCCAGCTCTCCAGCCGCCTGCTTCATGGCTATTTCATTCGCCGCGCCAGCACTTGCGATTGCATCAGACATGTTCATAGCTTCTTCCCATGTCTTCGCCATTTCTTCGATTGGACCGGTTCCCTGTGTTTCCAGTGTCGTTACCATATGTTCAAGGGTATTGGAGCCTTCAAGTCCCATATCCTCGATATACTTGATAAATTCCGGTGAAACCTTATCTCCAATCGCATCCACGACTGTCTGCAGGTTTTCCTGGTACCTCTGCATAGCGTCTACCTGAGACTGCAGATTTGCAGTCATTGTTTCAACAGTGAGGTCGACACCGCCATCTTCGCTCTGATCAAACATATCTGAAATGCTGATCTTATCCTCAAAACTGGATTTAATGGTTTCTTTAGCCGATGTGTAAGCATCTACAACTGTCTGTGCTGCATCTCTCTGCTGCTGTGCCGACTCGAATGCTGCCTGTGCCGCATCCGCAAGAGCCTGTGCCTGTTCTTCGGTCTGCTCAGTATTCTCCGCCTGCGCATCGGTATTATCTTTTGTCGCATCCGTATTCTCTTTCGTTGCATCAGTATCATCTGTTGTAACACCGTACATTTTTTCCGCAGTATCGGTATAATCCTGAATCTGTTCGTCACAGTCCTTTGTAATTTTGGACTGTTCCTTAATCGCATTCGAATAATCTTCTGACTTCGCAGAAAGTTCCGAAATAGATGCACTCATGATACCTGCAGCATCACCACCGGCATAAAACTCTCCATTAATTGCCGACAGTCGGTTTCCCATTTTAGAATTGCTGATCTTTTCCTGTGCATCTGCAAATTCATCCATTGTGATGATGCCATCTTCAAGAGCCTGTTCGTACAGTTTGATAGCTTCCGTCTGGTAATCTCTGGTGGTATCACCGTTCTGTTGAGCAACCATAATCTCATTAATAAGATCTCTTTCCTGCTCCAACAGTTTTAATCTTTCTTCTGTACTATCTTTTCCTGCTTTTGCCTTATCGATCTGCACCTGTGCTTCCAGCTTCTGATTTACCAGATCCTGTGTAGCCGCAAGGGCAGCCTGTTTGATGGCTGTTTTTTCATAGTTGTTGATCAGACTTTCCAGCTCTGCATTGGTGATATTTAATTTGCCATTTTCTTCATCATAAGCATTTGCCAGTTCCGGAATACTTTGTGATAATTCCGATACTATCGCAGACATTTCCTGCTTCTGGACATTTGTCTTGTCTTCAATACTATTCAGTTCCTGCAGGCGCTCACCCAGAACTGCAATACGGTCCGCATTCTCCGTGGATGCGCTCCATCCCTCAGATATCTCCGTCATGCTCTGTTTTGCCTGCTCCGCACCTTTCATAACAGCCTGATAGTATGTGTCGATCTGCTGCTCTGCTGGTGAAATGATTCTTGTCAGTCCCGATACAGCTGCTGTCGCAACTTCAACAGCTCCCTGCATTACACCTGAAAATGCACTATAAGCTGCAATGCCTAATCCTTCCGTTGCTGAAGACAACTCTGTCAGTTTTCCCTTCAGGTTGTCCTGCATGGTGTCTGCCATGTTTTTCGCCGCACCATCAGAACTTCTTAAAGCTTCTTCATATCCCGAAATCTTACCAATTCCTTCGTTCAGAACAAGGTTCAGGCCTGACAATGCTGTTTTATTAAACGTTGCGCTCAGAGCTGCTGATCTATCCGCAGATTCCATTCCTCCAAGAGCACCATCGATGTCTGTGATAATGTCTGTAAGATCGCGGAATTTTCCGGTAGAATCTGCGACCTGAACAGAGGTATCTCCGATCTGAATTGCGCCGTCTTTCATCTTCTGGGTAATCTGAGTCATAATGGATCCCAATGCAGTTCCTGCTTCTGATCCTTTAAGTCCCTGATTTGCCATTCCTTCCAGAAGTGAAGTGACTGTCTCTATGTCCTGTCCGCCTGTATGAAGGATAGCCGCGCAGTTTCCGTATGCATCTCCCAGCTGCTGTGCTGTGGTATTACTGTTTGCCTGTGCGAACGCCAGCATATCCGCCATTTTTGCGCTCTCTGATGCCTGCATTCCAAAAGCAGAAAGGTAGTCTGTCACCATATCCGATGCATCCGCCAGTTCCATTCCGGACGCCGCCGCAAGGTTAAGTACGCCATCAATGCCATCCAACTGCTGTTGCGTGCTCCATCCTGCCAGAGACATATATTTAAAAGCACTCGCGACTTCCGTTGCAGAGAACTTTGTGGATGCTCCCAGTTCTTTTGCTTTGGCACTCATAGAATCCAGTTCCTGACCAGTTGCACCGGAGATTGCCGCAACCTCACTCATACCGGCTTCAAATTCAGATCCGACTTCTACAATATATTTGCCAGCTTCTTTTGCCGCATCACCGATTAACCGGATGCCTCCTTCTAGCGCATCCCCAAGCAAATTCGCACTGATCATATCCTTAAATGTACTGGATTTCTCTACGCTCTTTCCAAATTTATCTATACTCGTAGCGCATCCATCTGCCGATTTCGAAGCTTCATTCAGATATGTAGCGTTCTTTTTCGTTGCACGGTTTGCTTTCTCCAGCTGAGTTTCTGCTGTATTAAGCTTCGTCTGCCAGTCGCTGACTTTATTTCCAATTTTTCGATAAGCATCTTCGCCTTTTTCAAGGTCTCTTTTTGCAGTTTCCAGAGCTGTATTCTGCTGATCTAATTCTGTTTTTAATTTGTTTACCGCTTCTTCCTGCTTTTCTATTGCGTCCTTGGATGTCTTTTCTTCCTGCGACATCTTTTCAAGTTTTTGTTTTGCCTGTTCGTATGCCTGATTTGCCTGTTCCTGCTTCTGCTGCTGTTTTTCCAGTGCCTGCCTGAGTTTTTCTACATTTTCAGCCTTTGATGCATAACCGGTTTTCGCATTTTTTAATGCCTGTTTTGTCAGCTCCACCTTTTTCTTCTGTTCTTCCAGAATCTTATTCAGAGCTTTGTCTTTTTCCGTTAATGCCTTCAGGCTGTTTGCCTGTCCTTCATAGGCAGCTTCTGTTTTTTTCAGTTCTGATCTGGAAGCGGCAATGCTTTTATTGACAGATGTTATTTCCTGTTTAAATTCTTTTTCGCCTTCAAGCCGTATACCAGCAACAATTTCATTTTTTCCCGGCATAGAAACACCTCATTTTTTGTATTAAAAAAGGTGTCCGATTCGGACACCCATTGTATGCGTTTTCATTATATTTTATTTTTTAAATGCTTTATATACTTCCATTACAGCCCATACAAAGAATGGCACACCAATTGTATAAGCAATTGCCCACGCTACTGCCATTATTCCCAAAATAAGCGACTTAGCTATTACTGTAGCAATTATAGCGACTGCTAACATGATGTAAAAATAAATTTTCCATATTTTCATACTGCAGCCCTCCTTTGCTTTCATACTATGATTATACTCCCGTAAAGAAGGAACTGCAATAAAAACTCAAGGTAAATCGTCGATTGAACAGTTCTTTTTCCGTTTCTTAAGACCATTCATTTCCATAAATTCATTGTAGATAATAAAAAACTTTCTCGGAGTCATATCAAATAATTCGTCTTCCGAATATCCCAGTTTCATTGATCCGATATAGAGCATGCGGGCAACATTTAGCTGCTCTGCTGCCCGCTCTCCCGGTTTGGGTCGTCTTCTTCATCTGCTTTCGGGAGCGAATATCCATATGCAGACAATACCGCAGCGGTCACTTCCACGATATTGTCCATTCCAATAAGATCTCCCACTTCCTGATCTGTCACTGTTTCCAGTGCACAGTCTGGATTCTTTCGTTTTTCTCTTTCCGCTTCATGATTGATCAGTGTTTTTACCAGATATATGAGGGTTTTGTTTGATGACTCTTCATCTGCAAGATCCATCATAATATCTTTCATGTTCTTGTCTGTTTCATCCTGGATGGAATCGATCGTGTTTAATGTGAACAAAAATCTATGTTCTACTCCATCCAGGACTACAGGTATTCCCCTTGGTCTGAGATCACTCATTCAGTTACCACCTTTTCACCATCTTCAAGACTGCGAGATTCTGTTTCTGTAATTCCAACAATCTTATTCAGGTACGTTTTTGCTTCTTCACGGGTAGCAAATGTCTTCCTACGTCTCCAGTTGCCATCTTCCGGAATAAGAATTTCTCCTTCCAGTGAAATATGATTGAATGTGGTATTCTCCTGTTTCGTCTGGTTGTCATCGTTCGGCTCAGAGAACTGCACTTTGTTGTAGAATTTCGCAACAAACTTTGTTCCGCTCATTCCGATCGCGCCGACACCTACGTATGGAGCAATATCATCTGCGTTGCTGACAATTTCTTCTCCGTCTGTTGCCTGTGTATTTCCAAGCAGATATGTATAGATCTCATCTGTATCATCATTAAGTTCTACAGTCAGTGTACCGCCTGTTACAGAATTGTCGGTTTCAACTGTGCGGTTGTCCCCGTAATCTTTTACATTTGATTTTGTTGCGCTTCCGTTAAAGGCCGCTGCCGGACTTAATCTCTTCCCATCTTTGTATGTTCCGTTTGCCTGAAGCTTGCCAAATACAACATACTCAATTCCTTTTTTTGCCATTTTATTCTTCCTCTCTTTCTTCCATGTGGCAGTAGATAACCACATGTATTGTGCTTGTTTGCTGTGCATTCTCATACAGTGTTCGAATATCCGTTATCACAAAACCATTTTCTTTCAGTGCTTCCACTGCTTTCTTCTTATGCTTCCGGAAATCCGTATTCTTAGGTGCAAATATATGTACCTGCCACCACATCACTGTACTGTTTGACTGATTATCTCCAAAATCAACCGGCTGTTCATATTCCTCGTTGTAAACGATATACGAGTCTTTTGTTCCGGCATATTCATAATATTTGACAGGCAAGCCTACTGGAGCAAGTGCCTGTTCCAGCATTTCATCTGATCTCACAGCTGGCTCACCTCGTTTTCAAATACTTCTGTCATTGCCCGGACTACCTGTGGCTCTGCACGGATCACAGCGCCTGTGATCACAGGAACTGCCGGACGTCCTTTAACACCAAATTCCAGATAACACATTTTTGCCATATTTCGGACTCCTTTTTTATCTTTTCCTGTCGGACGGGTACACATGTAATAACCTCCGCCATAGCCTTTTTCCAGACCTGTTGGTTTGATAGACCTCGCCATTGCCCCGGTATCCTGATGCTCAGAAGCTGCGTTTACGACTTCTTTTTGAAGTTTTTCCATTCCTGCTTCCATCATTTTGGGCGCAACTTCTTCAAATCTTCCAAGGCGGTCCAGTGTTGCCATCAGTTCATCAAAACCATTGATCTCAAAACTCGCCATCTGCTATTCTCCTCTGTCGTGTGAGATGTAATGATAAGGCTGTTGTTTTCGGAAACGAATCCATGATTGTCTGCGCCTGATGGATTTCATAAACATCGGATCCGATCACCGCAAGATATTCTGATGTCAGCCATCTCCGAAACGGAACCCTGATCAGCTTATCAATCTGTACTTTCGCGGTCATCGCCTCATAATAGCGATTGTATCCGACTGTTTTCTCCGAGAAACGAAGTTTTTCTTTCTGAGTTCCCGCATTTCCATCGTCATCTATTTCGCATATGGCAACGATGCCATCATTAAACTTCTCAAATGTCACATTCCTTTGCGTAGTCATCAGTCTGCACTCCTATCCTTAACGAAAGAAGTTCTGAGCGGAAATTCTGTTCAAAAAGTTCCAGTACATTATTCCTTGCGTATCTGCAGTAATCCAGTAGCAGGGATTTCGGTAGAGCCTCAATCTCATAGTCTTGCTCTGCTCCGGCCATCTTATCCAGATAATCCACTCCACGTTCTATGATTCCACTTAGCTTCCGGTCCGTTTCCTCATCTTCAAAAGTGATGTCCAGATAGTTCCGGACATCACTTAAAAGGGTTGCTGTTACCATAAGCGTTCACCTCACGCTTTGGCTTTTGTATTTACCGGATTATCTTCCGTATTTGTGATCTCGACTTTCATCGGAAGTGCTTTGAGTTTGGAGATATCGAGATACTGGAAAGCATTATTGTCTTTCGGTCTTCCCATGCCGTACATCTTTGTAGTGTATACGCGGTTATCTTCCAGGAACTGGTATTCATCAGAATACTCAATCTTTCCGGAAGATCCTGCACCGATTCCCATGAAATATTTCTTTGCAATTCCCATAATTGCCTCGTTTTCATCCAGTACCGCAGACTGAACTACTTTTGTCGGATATGGGAATACATTATTTTTGTATGTGCCGTCGGAAGCTCTCACTGTTGAGGACGGAATTACTTTTTTAATGTAATCCACCGGATTTACCACCAGCATAACTTCCGGAACTGTGCGGTATCCGCCGACCGCATCCGGTTTCTTTGCAAGCGGTGCTACAACTGCGCAATATTCACCCGGATCCAGAGAAGTAAGTTCTACTTTAGTTTTGTCTGGATACACGCCTGAAGTAACTGCGCCATCAAGATCTTTGCACATACCGATTGGCTGGTCTTTGCCTGTGCCTTTCAGGATTGCTTTTTCAAGTCCTGCTGCTGATGCTTCAGACAGAATAATACGAACGTAATTGTCCAGCCATACCGGTCCGAGGGCAAGCATATCCTTTGATACCGGAATAAATGCACTCAGTTTTGCCATGGTCATATCCATTGTATCAATCTTACCAGCAAGTTCTGTTGCAATCGCAGAATTTAAGGCGCTCCATGTCGCAAGATCGATGTTGTCAGCATTGACGATCATTTTGATAACACCCTGGCAGTTGATAAAGTCAATGTTTTCCAGCAGCGGATGGCTTTCTCTCATATCATCGATTACGGTATCAATGATCGTTTCCGGCATCGCTTTGTTAATATCGACCAGAGCCTGCTTCGGATTAGATGAATTTGCGGCATCAATCCATGCCTGATAAAATTCTTTTTCTTCGCTGGTCAGCTGACGGATTCCTCTGGATGCCAGAATTGCGGAATCCCTGTTCTGTCGGAGGTCTCCGTACTCCTGCATAATGCGTTCCTGAACACCGTTTGCAAACTGTGCAAATGCAGTTGCCATAGCTTCGTCATCATCATTCTTCAGTGCTTCTGATAAAGCCTGCATAAGTTCCATGTTTTCCTGTTTCAGAAGGTCTTTGTTTTTCATGTTTTCGTATCCTTTCTTAGTGGTTTAATGCATCAAAAAAAGCGCCCGCCATTTTGAGCACTTTGTTTGTTTCTTCAGGTTCCTGTGGAGTTTTTGGTTGCGCCGGCGCAAATTGCATCATTTCCTTACGGAAAGACTGTTGTTCCTTTAACTGCTGCCGGAGCTGCCTGATCAGTTCGGTGTTCATCTGCTCGATCTGTTTCGGCTCTGCCGGCTGTCCGCCGATCTCATCACAGAATCCATATTCCAGGCACTGTTCCGGTGTCAGGAAGGTCTCCGCATCCATCATTTCAATAAGCTGTTCTTCAGTAAGATTCTTTGCCCGTTCCATATAGATCTTGCGGTTTGATTCCATAAGCACATCCAGATCATCCGCGCACTTGCGCAACATCTGTGCGTCACCATACACGGACATTGCCATGTTATGGATCAGCATGCTTGTACCTGGTCCCATAATGATTTTATCGCATGCCATACAGATCACACTGGCAATGGAATATGCAAAGCCATCGACATAGCAGACTTTGCCTGCTTTGTGCTGTTTCAGGAGATTGTAGATTGCAACTCCTTCTTTCACGGATCCGCCGTTACTGTTTACATGTAATTCGATGGTTCCTGTTTCCGGAATAGCTTCTAGCTGATCCCTGAAATATTTCGCACTGGTCTCTGACTCATCATACTGCCATGTTTCCCAGTTAAAATCTCCATAGGCTGTTACATCATCATACACATACAATTTATAAATATTCTGTCCCGCAAGCTGTTCAAACCGGTATTTCATCTCATTCTCCAAGATTGTTCACCCCCTTATTTCCTGTATCCTGCACTGTCGTAATGTCTTCGTAATTCTTCGTTATCCAATGTTTTTTGCTTTCCTCCGTATTCAATTCGGTCTCTCCGAGTTTTCTTCTCAACTCATCGATACAGTACATGCCGCTGGCAATCAATTTGTCAATCTTTTCGGCAATCTCAAATACATCAACATGCATGATCGTTGTGGTATCGATTTTTATGTAATTTCCCTTGCGGATCTGATTTTTCCCGTAGCGCTTCCGGTTGATCTCTGTATTCAGCATTTCACACAGGGGGTCTATACAAAACGTAAGGAAATTCTTTGTTACCTCATCAATTTCCGATACATCGCCTTTCAGGAGGGCTGCCGGAATATTAAAAGCACGGGCTACTGTCACTACAATCTGATCCAGCATATCCGTAATATCTTTCATTTCCGAAGTGGATTTTTTTCCCTGCTCTGCTGCCTGTTTCGTGTAAGTAAAACCATTAAACAGAGGCAGGACCGCGCTCCGACTGTTGAAATACCGTCTGAACCGATTATTCATCAGATCTTCGTAAGTTTCCTCAAATGTTTTGCCTCCATATGTGTTTCCCTTTGCCATGGAATCAATGTGCAACGTACCTTTTTCACCACCTGCTTTCTCATATTTGTCGACTGCCTCACTAAGTAACTCATTGTAACCATTGCACAGATTTGTCAGTAACTGACGAATGTTTTTGTTACTGAGTCTGAAATACAATACTTCCGACATGCGGAATGTGCGTTCGAACGTCAGTCCCTTTCTGTAAACATTGCTGAATATCGTTTCTTTCAGCGCATACTCATCTTTTGTAAAGCTTTCTGCAATGATCAGCTGGCCTCCTACTTCCACTACAAGGCATTCATTCCTGTACAATAGCGTTGCAACCAATTCCTGCAGGAACTGACTGGAGTTCTGATTTTTGTTCGGTTCATAATTCCAGACATAATATTCTTCGCCGTTATACTCTTTCCCGTTTTTCAGTGTACGGAACTCGCATTTTGAAATACCGTTCGCAATAAGATTGATTGCCGCATGCACTGTAAGTTCCTCTGCTACCAGATTCGACAGTTTTTCCTGATCAATATATTTTTCAATAGTATCTGCTGATACTTCTACACTTTTTCCTCCCAAGGTCTTCCCCTGAAGCCATTTCCAAAAGCCCATCTTCTGTCTCCTTTTAGTAACTGTACACATCAAAATTTATTCCGGAATAATCCATTTCTTCCGGAATCTCGTCTATGACTGCCATGGTGCAGACAAATGCCATGAAACCATCTGTCTTTCTGTAGTTTGGTTCTATCTTTCCGTAGGTGATATTCCCCTTTGCGTCCATCTGTTTTTTCGTATTATTGGTATACCATCGCATGATTGGTACATCACCAAATACAAGCGTGTGGGTTACAAACGCATGGTTGATGATCGGAGCTGCTTTCATAATGTCAGAAGGTCTCACCAGATACACATTCTTCCGTTCAAACGCGTCAAATCCGACCATTTTTAATGCCGAATTAAGAAGTGAATAACGGTAATTGTCGATTGCAATCTTCAGAATGCTGTATTTCTGTCCCATGTTTTCAAACCACTGTGCCACCAGCTCCGGTGGAATCTCCACGTCATCCACAAATTCCACATCACCCTTCGCTTCCCATTCACGTAAAGGTGCTTTTATTCCACCTAAGTCCCTCGATCGGGAACAGATGAGCGTGTGCTGTATGTAATAGATTTTCCCCTGTACGTGGAACGTAAGTCCCATAACAACAAAGTCATTACTCTTTGCATAATCTACTCCTCCCACACAGTTTTTGCCCTCCAGGTCGATCATATCCTGATCTGTTGCAAGAATGTCTTCCCATGTGGCCACTTCGACTTCTTTGTTTCCAATCGGATAGTTACATCTTTTTGCCATATATTCCGGGAAATAGTCCATCTTATAAGGCATGTCCAAGATTTCTTTTTGTATCGTGCTACGCAGAGACAAGAAATCGTTCAGACTCGGAATTGCTTTGACAAGCTTATCAATCTGATTCCATTCCTTTTCGTCTTCAATCCGGCACCAGAACACCAGTGTCCGGTTCAAAGGATTGTATTCTTTCAGAATCGCCTGATTCTGCTCTTTTTCCTGATCCAGGACCCCGCCCCGGACATGTCCATCCGTGGTGATCGTTATCACACGGCCATGCCAGACCTTTCCAAGACCGGACTGCAGTGTGTTCATATTCTGCACGTCGGTATACTCATGCTTCTCGTCAAATATAATGCAGCCGGTACGTTTGCTATCCTTACCTCTTTTGGACGAAGTGTTATAGCGTAGTTCCGATTTTGTAGCTTTTCCGGTAATCAGTTCTTTGGTAGCATGATAATTTTTCTTCAATACTTTTTCATATTTCTGATCTATCGGATCCGTTATTATTTCATACACATCCTTGAATGATGTCTTTGCCTGTGTCTCGGAGTTGGCCATTAGGTCGATGTTGTATCCCCTTATTCCGTGGTAAGGTGACATAAAATAAAAACACAGGAAAGAAATAAATCCATTTTTCCCACTTCCTCGCCCAACCATGATCCGGATGTCATTGAAATAGATATCTCCATCCGTATTTTCCACACCGACAATCAGTGCAAATAAAAATATTTCCCATGCTATCAACTGATAGGGGAAATATTTCTGTAGAGAAAGACCTTTTTCTATTTTTTCATTGTTGATAATCACATCATCCCGCTCCAGAACAGGTATTACCAGATTGTCAATCATCAGATCCTGTTCTTTACAGTGCTCGACTTTGTTTTCTTTTATCATCCGGATATATGGATCTATATACGGACTATAATGTCTCATCATCCTCACCGCCTGGCGGTTCCACATCCTCTGGTTTTAGTCCCAGGAATGTCAATATACTTCTCATCTCAGAAGATATCCGTCTTTTCTCGGCCACGGCATCCGTATATATTTTTAGCGAACAGTTTTCATTCTTTTTCAGCTGAATAAGTGTCTGATTAATGTAGAATAAATCATCATAAAATGACATGTACTCATCCACTTTATCTGTCAGAAATTTATCTGACATTTTCCTTGATAAAAGCGCATTTTTCAGGCTTTCTTCGGTTTTTTCTCTCTTCTTTTCTGTACTCATCGGACGTGCCATTTTATCACCTTCTTTCAACTTTTTCGGAATTTTTCAAAATTTCTCCGGATGCAACCCCCTCACCGGTCACGCGTTCCCCAGAGTTTTTTCGTATTTTTTACCCGGGGGATTACCAACGTTCCTCGTTGACGAAACCCTGTCTCTTTCTGTGATGTTCATCGTAATGACATCGTTCACAGATTGGTTCGAGGTTATCCGGATCAAGTGCCAGCTCCGGATGCAATCGTAAATACTTTTTGTGATGCACTGTCCTTGCTTTGACAACGAGGCCTTTGTCCTTGCACCTCTTGCATTCGTAATGATTTGCTTTCAGTATGTACGCCTGTGTCTTCCTCCACGCCGGAGATGTGTAGAACTCATGCACATTATTCTCTGCAATCAAGTGTCTGATCCAGTTTAATGTTTCTTCATCCATCTTTATATCCTTGTATTGCAAAAAGCGGAACTGCTGCCAGCTCCGCCTCTTTAAGGAGATACTATTATGAAAACCTGCATTCACGCGCTTCCCTCACGTGATCGGAACAGATGGGCTTGAACCACCGACACGCTGGATATAAGCCAGCTGCTCTACCACTGAGCTATGTTCCGGTATGCTTTTCGGACCGCACAACAGTCATCAGGATAAGCAATAACCTTTTCCCTCAGGGATAATTGGTACTTGTATGGGAAAGTACGTATGGAACGCATTGGTTATATCCAATTCGTTCATGATACATATTATCACATTGAATCGTAACATAAGTAACATTCGTAACAAACTTTAATTTTTTTCAAAAAATCTTTTAAATTCCATCTTTACACTGGCTTCTGTTACCTTCCTTCCCATCCGATCTGCCACCTGCTGCCACGTCATATCCTCAAAGATCTTATACTTGATGATGCGCTGCATGCGGAAGGGAATGGATATCATCCACACTTCCACCTGCAGTTTTAGTTCTTCCGCTTTCTCTTTCTTCTGTTTCAGAACTTCTTTCTTTGCCTGGAGTCTGATATCGTCTGAATAAGAGTAGGTTGTTCCCTGTATCTTAAAATGCTGTGGGTTGTAAGGAAATTCCGGATTACTTCCAGATACCGTTTCATTTGCTGTGATTCTCTTTTTCGATTCTAACTTGCGGATCTCCTCTTCTGTGTCTTTGATCACCTCGCATGCATCTATGTATTCTTCCAGTACTCTCTTATCCATGATGTCAGCCTCCTTGTTTCTGTTTCTTTTGTCCTGCTGCCCCATTCTCTCTATAGTCCTGCTCTGCATTTCTCGAAATACGGACAGGTCAGACAACAGCATCTGCAGTGTTGCTTCCTAGATTGGAATATCCAGTATAACAGTTTTCTCAGTAAGATCATTTCGTGGTCATCTCCTTAAATGCTTTTTCTGCATCTTCGCTTCTTCCGTAGGTGATCAGCTGTACTTTTCCATCCTTCAGGTATTCGATTGTGGTGTTGCTTGTCATTCTGGGATAATGGATTTCTTCCCAGTCAGCAGGATCCATGTTTTTGTATCCTGGACATCTGCTGTCAAAGATACATCCGTTGCATCCTTCTTCGCTTGCTCTTTGCTTTCTACAAAATTGAATCTGTGTATTACATGCCGATAAAGCAAGTTCTGGGGTTATGTCATAGCCTTTTATCATCATTTGCCTCCTACAACAGCTCCGGATTGTCTACTACTTCCATTTCGCATCTTTCAATGTAATACTTTGTGAGCGGCATTGAATAACAGAAAGGTTCTGTTCTGCTGATTGCATCTGTTGGAACAACTTCGTAATGCCATCCAATAACTCTGTCTGTTACAGTTCCGGTTGCAGTATTTCTTACTTCAAACTCACCGAACACCGCTTTTACAAGATCATCCGGATTTCCATGGCACATCAAAATGGTATTCTCCCAGATTTTCTTGTCGTTCTTGTCAGTAATGCCTGTGTACCGACAAAGTGTTTCCGGAATAATTTCAATCTGTATTATCTGATTCGGCAGAGCCCAGTCAGTTATTCTTTCCTGTAGAATATAGCAATGTTCCGGCACTGGACTTTTCTCATAGTCTTCCTTGATACAGTAGGTTGTTTCAGACATTTTGTAATAATATCCTTCTACCCATTCTCCACTATTTATTCTTTTTCCTCTGTAAAGTCCTTCTCTCATTCAGTTGCCTTCTACTGAGGGTCTGTACATAAACGTATCAAAATCCAGATCCTTTTCTCTGATTATTCCCTTTTCGAACGGGTAGGTTCCGTTCATCATTGCTTTTACATCCTGTAGTTCCGCTATAAGAACATCAATACTCTCTGTTCTGGAGAATGTCAGGATTACTTCTGCCTGAACCGGATCCCATTCATCCTCTACCGGTACTTTCTCACCTATTTCATGTGGTGGCTGTGTAATGCAGCACAAAGCTCCGATGTTGTTACTAAGAGCTCTCGTCATTCTGATATTGCCTGTTCCGAACTCCATTTTAGCTTTTCCTTTAATCATTCACTTTCACCTCACTGTCTTCCGGCATCTGAAAAATAGCTTTCTCCCGAATTTCTTTTTTCTTTTCGTCAATACTCTCCTTTTCAGTTGTTGTAACACGAACACCAGATATTCCCGTAAATGTCTGCAAAAGTATTTCGTGCTCTGCATAAGTTTTCTGAAACATATCCAGTGCCTTCATGGCTTTTTGCTTATTACTGTATTTTCCTAGTAAATAACGAGCTCCTGTGATGTATGATGTCATAGTTGTTTTTACAGGTCCTTCTTCAATATCAATACCTGCTGAAGCATTGAAATTTATCAACACTTCTCTATTCTGACTTCTGATCAGCATCTTTCTTCCTCCTTGTCTTCTTTGGTTCCCACTGTTCGCATTTCAGGCAACGGGCTTTACTCGTTACCAGCTGTCCGCGGATCATGGTTGCCTGCTTGCAGGTGGGTTTTGTGTATACTGCAAAGTTCCCGGTTCTTTTTACATGTTTACAGGTATCAAACTTTTCTTTTTCCACTTTTTCTTCCTCTCTTTCCCTTTTCGTATTTCGAACAGATTTCTTCCGGTTGTCCCATATTCCGGGTATGACCGGTCTTTGAGTAATAGTCGCATTCGTACGGCAGGTCTTTGTTGCGTGCCCGGTAGATACAGGTTTTGCAATCTGTGACTTTCTTCTTGCGTGGTGTTCTCGGTGTTGGCGGGATGTCCAGATCGTATTTCTTCTTCCATCTGGAAACCGTGGTGCTGATCACACCAAATGCCTGTGCTATTTCTTTTGCGGTCATTCCCTGCTGCAGGCACCGTTTCATCTTCTCTTCGTCGTATTTCCCGGTATCATGGTTATAAGCCGGTTTCAGGTCATATCGCTTTAGCAGACGGTGGATTGTTTCAAACGATGCATCTAGGCTGACCGCCATCTCTGTCTGTGTCATGCCCTGATCTATACATTCCTGCATAATTTCTTTTGTGATCATATCTTTATACATAAGCTACCTCAGTCCTATTACGCATGTGATCCAGAGTGTGCACCACATGATTGTAGCCGCGATATCTTTTCGTCTTGCAGCTCCGCACGCGGCAAGGATTGCATATATAATTATCAACAGTAAGATAATTAGTTTTAACGCCTCCAATACTGTTATTATCATCGTATTCCGCTCCTTTCATCGTTCCGGAAGAACTGTTTCAGCATCGCATCTTTCCAGTTCTTCCTGTGGTGGTCACAGGTATCATCATCCTCTATCAGGATGCCTTTTCGGTCGCAGAGACCATCGTCGTTGTCCCTGCAGGTTTTACATGTTTTATTTTCCATTCTCTCACTCCAATCTATTCTAAATAACTCTTTCCGAAGATCTCCCGGAACTGCTGCCGGGTATAATTCTTTTCGAATTGTCTCTGTGCTGTTCTTTTCAGATACAGATCAGCTTCACGGTATCTGTGTACTGCTTCTGGTCCTTCACGGTGACATTCTGCACACAGATGTACTTTCATGCCTTTTTCTTCCGATTTCGTCCGGCTGCCCGTGCCGAAGAAGATGTGATGATTTTCTATCCGTTGCCTGCTGCCGCAGAGATAACAGATACCGGGCTGATCTCCGGGAAGAATGCTTTTCATGTGTTTCTTTCGTTTTTTCTTTGTTCCGGATTTCGGAAATAATAATCCTTCCTGATCCATTGTGTTTCCTTTCTTTGGGAGAGGTATACAGGTACCTCCCCCCGGTGTGTTGTATATGGATTTTAGATTGCACCCGTTATTTTGAGGTGTCCGATTCGGACACCTTTACTCCTCTGCTGCATCCGTCAGTTTCTTTTAATGTTCCGTCCATCCCCATTCCTAGCCTGCAATATGATAGATCTGTTACTGGGTGGGATGCCTTGTACTCGCGCTCTTTACAGAGGACGATCTCTTGGTATTTGGTCATTATTTTACGCAGTTCGCTTTCTTCAAAATCGTTGATCTTATTGTACTGGTTCAGATATTACAGAAATGTTGTCCCATCTCGCATTCTTCCGCACAGTAATCTTCCAGTTTCTCCCGATCTGTGATCTCTTTCGGTTTTTGGCATATGTGATCGCAGATGTAATTCGCCATATTCTCAACAATTTCATCCATTTTGGTTCTTTTCATCAATCATTCCACCTTATCTTGATTTCAAATCCTAAACGCTCCTGTACTGCTTTCCGGTAGTCTTCCCATGTAGCAAGATCATCTACAAGGTACTGTGCGCCCTCTGCCATCTTGTTCATGTATTGCTGACACCTTTTTTTGCCGAAGCCCCATAAATCGCAAAGACAGGCTACAGAAAGAAGTGTAAATGTGTCCAGTGTCATTTCTTTTATTTTGTTACTTGCCTCATTCAGTTCCTGGCGTGTTACATTCAGACTAATACCGGTTCTCTGTCGGAATCTGATTTCCTTTTCCAGTTCTTCAATCCCTTTATCTTTCACAAGGCGACGTGCAAATTCCATTCCCTCTGTACGTCCCTGCATGTATGAATCCAATTTACTCATTTTTCTTTCCTTTCTTCGGGCACCACCGGGGAGCTGTTTTTATTGTTGGTTTTGTCTCACGTTCATTTGTCCCAAAACATACAAAGCATCTTGCTTTGTTTCCGAAAGCCTTTGCAGGAAGCCTTCTTGAAACCGGATGTTTACAGCAATATTCGCCTCGTCCGTATGAAGAATAAGTTCCTCCTGATCTGTGATACATTATCAGATACTCGCATTCCGTGCATTTAATCTTCATTTCTGTACTCCTTTCAGAAACTCCACAAGTTCTGTTTCACTATTCGGGTACTTGTTGTACTTCGAATGGTATGTCCATTTCGGTATTCCGTTATTTCTTTCCGGTTCAGGTCCGCCTACAAGATGCATGTAGTACGGTTCGTTCGGTGCCCACGGACTGTTGTGAACCGGTTCCGGATCATATTCTTCTACGATCAGGCGCGTGCCGTTTTCAAAATCATATTTGTAGTATCTCGCTCCGATATGTTTATCTGTGTACCACAGTCCCCATTCTTTGTAATTTCTCAGCCATTCTTTTCGCTGATCATTATTTTTCATAACTGGCAATGGTGGCTGTATCGATATTTTAGAACTATCTGCTGATGCCATCTCAGTAAAATCGTCCTGCTGCTGATTATCTGGTGATCCTGCTGCCGATTGTTCTTCCGGATTATCAAACTCAGGGGAGAACGGATCGTACATGAATCTTGCCTGTTCAACCAGATATCTGTAACTTGTATTCAAAGTTCTTCCCTTGCATTCGAATTTTGCACCTGCTGACATTCCGCGGAATTCATAATTCATTACACCGTTTCCGCTCAACGAACTAAACCCACAAGGAGCAAGTACTTTCTGTGCCATAACTGCTGATTCATGATTGTTTTTTGCCGGTCTGATTGCTCTCATCATACAGGTGAACTTTTCAGGAAATTTATCATGAAATATTGCGATCACTTCTTTTATTGTCAGTTCTTCGGGTTCGTCCACTGCTGCCATTTTGACCGGTTTCTGTTTCTTTCCGTATTTCTCGATCAATTTCTTCGAGAAGTCTGTCCAGCTTATCAGTTCTTCCTGATCAGAACCAGTATTGAAGATGATTCCTTCCTTGCTTCCCTGATAGTTCAGGTGTCCGTTTCGGACACGTACTGTTCCGTACAGGGCACTGAGCATGTATGTAGTCATATTCAGATCTGCTTTCCGGACATAGGTCTCTATGTTCTTCCGGAGGGATTCGTAGAACCGGTCAATCTGAACGTCTACCGGAATGACTGCATTAATTTCTTCCGGTTTATGTGGATGCAGTGCCTGCTCTATTGTCAATTGTCCAGGAATGTCCCTTTCCTGTTCCTGCTGTGCTTTCAGGAGTTTTGCATCATTCAGAGTAAGCTGTCCGGCATTTTCTAACAGTTCACAGGCTTTCGTCTGATATTTCTCATTCAGTCCGGCAAGCTCTGCCGCTGTGGAAATATTCAGCTTGTTCTGTCTGAATGCGTCCGTGAGCCGTTCAGACAGGTTATTGCTGATGCTGTGATATCTTCCAATCTGGGTAGATGAGACTCCTATCAGGTCAGATACAATCTCTCTGGTCTTGCCCTCAAGATCTGTTTTTTCACGGAGTTCCTTGACCAGCTCTTCCATCTGCAGTGCTTCCGTCATTTTCTCCCAGTCGGATTTTTCACGGTAGGTATTGGACTGGATGATAATGATCTTCCGGATGATCTCATCTTCTTCAGATGCTGTGTTCAGCTCGATCTTAGGCTTATACACGCACGGGATCTTCCGGAAGCGGTCCATCCCCTCCTCAATCAGCTCAAGACAGCATTTTCTTCTGGAATGTCCAGCCAAAATATAATCTTTACCATTCCTTTCCTCGATCAGGAGTGGTTGCAAGATTCCCAGTACCTTAATGGACTGTTTTAGCTTCTCGGTGTCTTCAGTGCTGTAAAAGTTATCTTTTGACGGGATCAGATCCTCCGGATTACGGTATACAGTCTTCTGCTCCGGCAGGTCCATTTCCTGTGTAGATCGTTCTGAAAGCATCCCTTTGAGGTCAAATTTCGCCATCCTGTACACCTCCGATCATCTGCAAATACTCAGTTACAAGTTTCTCATAGTCTTCTGCTGCCGCCGATCGTGGACTGTGCAGTGCAACCGGTGTACGTGCAAATGTACTTCTGGCCACTACTGCAGATGCTCTGATCAAAGTCTGCATTGTCGGATACTGTTCCCGTATAATCTCTGCTCCCTGTTTATGTGCTTCGTTGAATTTCTGGAATTTAGATATAAAACATTTTACGTTCTGCAGATCCGGATTCAGTTCTTCCTTAACTTCCTGAATCTGCTCCAGAAGTTCATTCATGCCTTCCAACGTGTTATCGTCCACCTCGACCGGAATCAGAACGTCATTCGCGGCAGTCAGTGCATTGATGACTGATATGTTGATATCCGGAGCATTGTCCACTACGCAAAAATCATACCGCTCTACTACCTGCTGCAATGCCTTTCTCAATCTGTTCTGCTGCGGTCTCACACGGTCCATGGTCACTTCCATGTTTGCGGTCAAGAGCCCGAGATTCGCCGTGATGATATCCAGTCCCGCATAATCTGTGTTGCGGATCAGGCTCTGCATATCTGGATGCCGGTCTGTCATAATCCGGTCAATGCCATCCCCGTCTGAGGTGCGGCGGTTTAATCCCCTGCTGCAGTCTCCCTGCTTGTCGTTATCCACCAAAAGTACCTTGTATCCCCGTGTAGTAAGGATATAAGCAATATTGATGCTTGATGTGGTCTTCGCCACACCGCCTTTTAAGTTGATAATTGCGATTGTTCTCATACATATTTCCCCTTTTTTCTTAGTTGTAGATACCATGTCGTCTTCTTGCTGCTTTATCAGCGCGGATCATCCACTCCGGTTTTCCTTCCTCTGGTTCGCTGTCATACAATATTGCACCTCCTTCATCTCTGTAGTATCTATATCTCACTCCATTACGGACAGACATTCCCAGGAACTCCATTGTTGCCGGATTCTGGTCTGGTCTCATGCTCCAGGCATGTTCCGATAATTCTTTTGCATTCATCTTTCTTCATCATCTCCTGTAACCACATGGAACTATTGTGTTTTCCTGATATTGCAGATACTTTGTGTGGTTCTGAAAATTTATGGACGTTTCGATATACCTGCTTCCATTCCTGCGCGTTTTTGATCAGATTCCCTTTTGCATCGCACCAACCATCCTCTACCATCTTTTCCAGCTTAGAAAGGTGGCTTGCTGCGTAAATATCCTGTGTATGCACGCAGACCTCGACCGGGAAGTTCATTCTGGATAACGCTTCATCTATGATCCGGAGCACAGTCTGGTGGTATGTGCCGGTATAATTGCCAAAATATTGCCTGGTCCATTCATCCCCGCTACGCAGAAACGTAGAGAGGACATATCCGCATTTTCTGTATGTTTTTCCCTGATATGCACTGTCTGTTTCCAGATATACATCTACTTTCTGCATGCTTTATTCCTTCTTCTTGATTTTCACTAATATGTAATGCCGGTACGCATAACCGGTTACCGGGTTCTTCCCTGTCTCGATGCTTTCCGGATCCACGTAATAACCTTTTGGGGCTTTTGGCGGACGTGGTTTGCCGTCGCGATCAACAAGGCTCCTTCTTTTAATTTCTTCTGTCTCAGGATCCTTGCGGATGAGATTTCTGGACGGGTGGTATCTCTTAAGCTCTTCTAACTCCCACTTCTCCAGAGGTTTTGTGATATAGATGGCGAGCTGTCTGTATCCGCCCTCGCTGTAGAGCGTGCGGAAATTAACATGTCCGTGCCCCCACTGCTGTTCCCAAAGATCTGTAATTATCAGATCTGTAGCCGTTTTTTCATTGGCTTCACGGTTGATCAGGATGTGGATGTGTCGGCCACCTCTGGATCCGATTGCAAGACGGTATATGTATTTCAGGATCCATCCCTGTTTTTTATATTTTTCTCTGATCTTTCTCACCAGTTTACCGGCGTGGTCCTTCATTTCTTCCCATGTGGGTTTATAATCTCTGGGATAAGTGAGGGTGATCCAGTAATCCCTCTCGTGGAAGTTCCACTTGATCAGTCTTCGAACATCGCGTTCGCGTTTCCACTGGTTATGCTTCGCGATCTCTTCCGGAGTGACTTTCCTTCTTTTCTGTCTGGTCTGTCCTCTTGCTCCATACTTTCCGGTATGCTTTTCTTCGATCTCTACTGTGTCCCCACAGTCCCATCTCTGTCTGATATATCCGCATAGCACCTTGTATCTCATAAGCACCTCTGTCGTAACTCTAATACGCTTAATCGAGCCCCTAAGAGGTACTCGATACCTCTGTGGATCTCAAAAAAGGTCAAAAATATAGCAGGTGATTTCTGCCTGCATCTTGACTTTCAGGCGCTGTATGATATACTAACTATAGTTGTTATTTCATACAGCACCATTTAATTACCGAACCTTTACAGTTGCCGCTGTGGGGTTCTTTTTCTTTGTCTTCCTATCCTCCAACCACAGGATTATTCCGCATACAATTCCTGCGATCGTAAAAATTCCGATCACGCATCCTGTTCTGGTATCCCATTGCCATATCGGGAGATTTCCTACAATAATCCCCGTGATCAAAGAAATGTTAAGTTCTCTCACCATCGTTTCTACCTCCTTCTATTGTGTAAGATCCTCCATAGACTTCTTTCCGGAGTTCTGCTATCTCCGCGGCTCCTGATCGGGTACCGTAGCAGGCGCTGATTGTTCCGTCAGAGAATCTTATAATCCATATCTTTCTCATGCTGTTTCTCCTTGTGGTTCTGCTGGTTTCTGGGTTTCAATAAATCTTTCCAGATCACTTCCCCGAATCTTTCTGGTCCCATTACCCTTTCCCAAAATCAGGTATGGAAGCTGTCCGGTATTCATCAGCTCATAGACTGTAGATACATTGATGAGCAGAATTTGTGCTGCCTGCTTTGCCGTGTATAATGGTTTGTATGGTTCTACCATATCTCTCACCTCGCTTTTTGTCATATTTTGTCGTTCTTCTTTTCTTGCCACCGCGTCCTCTGGTTGTTATTATTGAGGTGTAAGTAAGGTAAGTAAGAAAGGAGAAACGTTATGTTACGTATGGATATCTACATCAATGGTGAGCTTCTGGAAGTTCAAAAGCCTGTTGTTTCAACTCCTTATCAGCTCTGTCTTTTGTATTTGGGATTGCAGGGTAAGTAATTATCCTGCTTTCTTTTTGTCGTGCTCAAGGCTCTTTACTGCTTCCAACATCATTCCAAACACGCGATCCTGACTTTTTTCATCCAGAAACGGTGCCATTTTGATGATATTGTCCAGTGTGTTGTCTGTGAGATTAATCTCTGGTACTTGACTTTCTTTTCTTCTGCTCCTATTCTTGTGTTACCAGATACTACCATGTCCAAGTAAAACGAAAGGAGGAAGTTTATGAATTTCTTGCATTTTTTCTCAAAGCTTACCGTTTCTGATTGCATCGAATTACTCGGTATTTTAATCTCTTTAGCAACTTCAATTGTGGCTATTGTAATCTCCTTAAAAACTTTGAAGCAAAATTCAAAAATGATAGAAGATTCCACACGACCTAATATTGGAGTTTATCTTGCCAGTACATACATAAAAAGTATATCGTGCTATCTGGTTGTCAAAAATTTCGGTCAGAGTAGTGCTTTTATAGAATCATTTACATACGATTTTGATTTAAAAAGTACAGGCGACACTCCATATTACAATCCATTTGTCAATATTGAAGGCAGTACCCTTATGCCATCGCAGACAGACAAATGTGTTATTGATCTTAACAAAATACTCGAGCAAACCCATGAAATTAATTTTTATATAAAATACCGTTCTGGTACTCATAAATACCAAGACAACATTTGTGTAAAACTCGATTCGAAAATCGGAAACTTCGTAAGTCATAACACTTCTAAAGGTCAAGAAGCAGCTATCATTTCAGAAACATTACAAGATGCCTATATTTCTTCTTTATAATTTTATCTTTGCGCACCTTGCAATTTTCTCAGCTTCTTCTAATATGTAAGCAACCACATCTCCTGTCTGCAATTCTTCTGGAATCTCAGACAGGATTGTGCTTACTGCTTTTCTAGCAACCCTCTTTGCTTCTATTTGTTCTATACGATGACCTTCCTCAAGTTCAATAATCACCGGCATTTCTCAACTCGCCTCCTTCTGATCTGGCAAAAAATATTGACTTTCTTCTTTTCTGCTCCTATTCTTTTGTTACAGGACACTGCCATGTCCGAGTAAAATGAAAGGAGCGTTTTCTATGGAAAAAATCACACTCAATGATCTTCGTGAACATCTTGACCATTATTCCGCAGAGTTTCAAAAAATGACCAGTGATCCTTCCATTCCACCTGAATATCAGAGGCTTTTTGACACTCTTTCCAGAAATTGTCACTATATGTTCTCTGAAATTATTGATTATCTGAATCAGGCTGAATAGTATCTGATTCTTTTTCTGTGCCGCTTACCTCAAATTTAATTTTTGTTGGCATGCGGTACAGAATCTTCCCAGCTTCATCAATCAGCTTTTTTGCTTTTTCCAGATCCTGCAACACTTCTGTTTTGCCTTTTATATTAATCAGCATTTTTAACTCGCCTCCTTCTGGTCTGACAGCAAATATTCCATGGATACTCCAAGATAATCTGCTACTTTCTGTACTTTCCAAACACTTGGTTCGCATTCATTCCATTTACAAATGCTTGAATTGGAAAAACCGAGTTCTCGCTCTACCTGTTTAATAGAAATGTTCTTCTTTTCACAGATAGTTCGGATGTTATCATAAATCACCTTCATTCCTCCTTTCACAGATGAAAATATTCAACATTTATATTGACTTTCAGATGAAAATATTCTATTATATCTGTAACCAAACAAATCAAATTGAAATCATTCATCATTCAAGGCTTTTGTTGTATTTATTCATCTGTTGATTATGATTATATGAATATATTCATCATTTGTCAAGCCTTTTGTTGTATTTTTTTCAGAAAGGACTGATATGATCTATTCAACAGAGTAATCTCTCTTTGTGATAAAAAAGGGATCAACCAATCCGATTTGGAAAAAGAACTTGGATTCGGAAAAGGCACTATTTCAAAATGGAAATCGAATCCTAATCCAAGCGCAGAAAAGCTCTTATTAGTTGCAAACTATTTTGATGTGAGTACTGATTACTTACTAAAAGGAATTGATACAGACGGTTTGTCTGAAAAAGACAATAAAGATATCTCTAAAGATCTGGACAACATCATGAAAAAGCTCACTGCCGGTGAAGATGGACCTGCAAGCTACAACGGCGAGGAATTGAGTCCGGAAGCTGCTGAACTGTTCCGGGATGAGTTGGAAATTGCTTTGAAGAGGTTAAAGATTATTAACAAAGAAAAGTACACTCCCAAGAAGTACAAAAAGTAGGTGGATTACTTGAATCGTAATATCAAGAAGATTGTTTCTTACTACAAAAGAAAAGCAGGAACATCAGACCCTTTTGCTATTGCTGATCAGCTCGGTATCCTGTACCAGATTTGTGACCTACAATTCGAAGGATGCTATATGTTCCTGAAAAATCACCGCTACATATTCATTAATCAAAATCTTCCGGAACACGAACAACGTCTGGTCATGGCTCATGAGCTCGGTCATGCTCTCCTGCACCGGAAGGAAAATTGTTATTTTATTCGTAACAAAACACTTCTGTTAAATTCCAAGAAGGAAATCGAAGCCAATAAGTTTGCAATGGAGCTGCTGTTGCCAGATTCATTCCTTGAGGAATACAGAGACTTTACTATTGATCAGATATCCAGAATGACCGGATATCACCAGAAATTGATTCAGCTTCGAGTTGGAATTGAATAAGTCGGTGACAAATTGTCACCAATCGAAAATAAATGGAGGATATTATGGAAAAGAACGTATTAGAGACGATTGTCGAAAGCAAAAGGCTTCCTGTTCTATTTGTAGGATCTGGAATATCTAAACGATATTTATATAATTATCCCACATGGGATGAACTTCTCGAATTATCATTTAAAAAATATAATTCTGATATTTTCCAATTGCAGAAACATAAAGATTCGTTCCGCAGACAAAATTTATCTGATTTTGAAATAAACTCTAACCTTGCATCTATTATTGAAGATGAATTTAATGCTGCTTTTTTTGATCGGAAAATAAAACTAAATATCGGTAATTCCAAAAATCCAGAATGGGTAAAACGTAATATCTCACCTTATAAAATGTTTCTTTCTTCGTATTTTAAAAGAATGCATTTGCGTAAAGGACATCTGATAG